TATTGGGGTATCAATAGTAAATAAATGGATTGCTGCTGAAGTTTCTGATAATTTATAAGCAAATATCACAGAATTATTTTTTTTCAGCAGAATCCCTTTGTTGTTATCTAAATAATGCTTAATGCTCCTAATAACATCATTAGGATTTTCTTCTGGTGCATCTTTTCTGATAATCTCAGAAATTAACATTAGAACAATAATCCACCTAAAGCTGCGCCACCTAAACCACCAGCAATACCATATCCACTTGGTGAAGTTAAACTAAATGGGGTGTTACCAAGATATGAACCTAAAGCCTGACCACCTAAATATCCTAAACCAGCACCAGCAGCAGTATTAATAAATGGATTGCTTGGCATAGTCTGTGACTGTGTACCATAAGAACCCATTGGGCTACCATATACAGAAGATAAGTAACCAGATAACTGTTGGTATGGTAACTGCTGACCAAAGTTGAATCTTGCCATCTGCTCTTGTAATGGCTGTGCTGAGATAGCTTCTTGTGCTGCACCAATCTGAGCTAACTGCTGAGATGGGATAAATTGCTGACCATAGATGCTAGGAGCAGCAGCAGCTAACTGTGCTTGTCCTAATTGAGCCTGTTGCTGTAAGCCTCGCTCTTGCTGATACATCTGTCCAGATATATTAGAAGTAACATCACCTAAAGCTCGACCAAATCCCTCTGTAGCCTGTCCTAAAGCATTTTGCATTGCACCAGAACCATAGCGACCAGACTTGGAGTAAAGACTAGCAATATTAGGAAGAACTTGATTAGCAAATTGTTGCTCTAGTGGTCTAGTAGCAGCTTGAATCATCTGCTGTTGATAAGGGTTACTACCTAGGAATGAACCACCAGCAGTAGCACCAATACCACCTAAAGATTGCTGATAAGCCTGTTGAGCTTGTTGCAATACAGGAGATTGCTGTCTAGCTATCGCCTCTTGTTGAGCCAAAGCATCCATAGTCTGAGCAGAAGGACTGACATAAGTCTGACCCTCAAAAAATCTAGGTTGCTCGCCTGTCAAGAATAGACTTCTAGCTCGCTCTAAACCTTCTGTAAGGAATGGTCTAAGCGCTGGGTCTATAGATGATGTGGTTACTGTTTCTGCCATGATATTTCCTTTATCCGACTACTATATATTTGTAAGTTTTGTTTGCCGTACTATTGGCAAAATGAGTAATTACTGCACTTCCATTTGTTTGTGAACTAATATAAACATTGTCCATTGAATTAGGAGCTACATACTGCATTGTTGCTATAACTGATGGTGTTGCTGGTCTTGTTGGGCTAGTCTGTGTTGGCAGTTGCTCTAATGAAACTGCTGTACTTTCTGTGCGCCATACAATTTGTACATAATCATTCGCTACAAGTTCTACAAAATAATTTATAGCTCCAATAATATGCCCATAAATACTTGCGTTTTTTCTTGCTGGTACAGTAAACATACTATTTGATGCTGCAATATCAGTACCATTTTTTCTAAACCAAATATCTACAGTATGTTGTGCATTATCTGTATTTTGCAACTGTACGCTAAATTGCAGATTGTAGATGCCAGCATTTCTTACATTCATCCTAGAATTGTTAGACAAATAAACACCATTAGAAAAATCTGTGGTGTTAAATGTCATTGGATATGCGACTGTAGTGCTTGCTGCTGTTTGGTCTGTAGAGTCTTGAAAAGCTCCATAAGGTGCAGTATCAGCAATAGCAGCAGCAAAACTTGGAGTTAATAAAATAACTGAATCTACACCAATTCGAGCATCATTAATGGTAGTAGTTGTTGCATTGCCTGTTGCTAAAGTTACAGTACCTGTATTATTTGTCTTGCCATTCATAATGCCATTGACTACTTCAGCAACACCTCGCTGGTCTGAGCCGAATGGTGGCAGTAATCTAAACATTATCTTCCACCCATAGGTACGATTTCAACATCAGCACCAATGGCTGTGTCCCAGTTAGCACCTGTAGGATTAAATTGTAATCTGTGGAATCTGCCCATACTTCTTAGTGAAACCCTGTTTTCTGAGTCTGCTGCTGTTGTTGAGCCAAATACTACCTGTGTATTTAGTAAATCTCTTGAGAATACAGCTACATTGCATGAACCATTATCAACTATTGGCTGTACCAAAGTTATCGCAGTTTTACGATTTTCAAGCGACAGTTCTCCTGTCTCGATTGTAGCAGTAGAATTTGCGCCTGTAAATGTCACTACTTTATTGTTTCTTACCCCTGCAAATAGAAGTTTTCCACCTAACCAAATCCTAGAATCTAAGCTAGTACCCAAAGCATCAATAGAGCCAGATATAACATCTAAACCCTCTAAAGTAGTAGATGGGCTAGAAGATGAGGCTATTCTGTCTATATCTGTAACACCACTAGACCATTTTTTAGTCTGGAAGTTATAAATCAATAGTCGGCTAACATTACCACCCTGACCTTTGTGTGGGTAAGCCCAAATCACTAGGTTTTTAATAGGGTCAATGGCAGCAGACATATTGAACAAATACGCCTCATCTACATCTGAGAAGAAGAATCTGTCTACCTTTTCACCGCCAATAGATACTACATTCTGTCCATCACAGGCATAGAAACCATCATCCGCTAAGAAGAAAGTTAAGCCCTGATACTGAATAACTGAGTTAGCTTCATAACATCCTAGGTTTCTAGAGATATTGTCAAACTGGAATACTAATGGGCTACCAACATAAGTCATTCGGTAAATTGACCTATCCATCAAGATTAAGCCATATTCACCACCTGTAACACCTACAATCGCTCCACCATCAGGAATCTCTTGAAAGTCTGACTGAGTTGTAGCTGAATTAGTCCATGAAGTCTCATCATTTAAAGCAGACCACTTAACCCTAAATGGTAATGAAGAACTGACATGACCTGTAACTACAAAGTCCCTAACTACTGTCACAAATCTAGAAGTAGGTGCATCAGCAGCCAAATCAGCCCATGCTGTAGAAGTTCCTAATAACCATCCCTGTAACTTATCTGCACCATTCGCAGCTATCACTCTATTACCAAACTGGGTAAATCTCCATCTTTGGTCTGTAGGTGTTGCATAAGTAGCACCAGATACATCATCTAATGACATATCAGTAGAATCTAGCTTATATAAATTAGTCTGGCTTCCGGCAAATATAGTGGTACTTCCATCAGGATTCTTACCGGCTACTACATTGTTTAATGGTTCTGAAGCTGCCTGTGTATAGTCCACAACAGAAGGAATACCACCATAGCCAATAGCTCTAGAGTAAACATTCTCTGCCTTTACCAATGCACCAGTAATTGATGGTTGGTCTGGTAGCCACTCTCCAAAGGTTATGCGCTGATTTGCCATTGTTCATTTCCACTTGTTGTAGCAGTCCAAGTCTCTGAGCCTGCTGTTAAATCTGTCCAAGATTCATTACCTGCTGTTGAATCAGTCCAATTAGGGCTATCTGGTGTTTCTGGTGTCCAAGTCTCATTACCAATATTATCTAGACTCCAATTATCTCCAAGTCTGTTACCTAAACAACTAACAATAGCTGAGTTACTAATTGAGCCTGATGCGCTAAATATTGCATTTGCTGTAACTGATACTGTCGCAATGCTTCTAATCTCTGCATTGCCTGAGTATTCAACACCACCCAGCGCTGTAACTGTAGATAATCCATTGATTGACCCTGTAGAAGTTCTAATCCTTATGGCATCAGCAACAATAGTTCCACTAGCAGAAATAGCACCTGATGCACTCAATACCCTAGCGCCATTGGCTGTAACAATAGCCTCAGAGCTTACAGAACCAACTCCAGAGTAAACTCCAAAAGCATTAGCAGAAAGGCTTGCTGTTGAGCTTATATCTCCTGTGCCAGTCCTTACTCTAAATCCTTCCCCTGATACTGTTGTAGAGGCTGTAATTGAGCCTGCACCACTATATACAGCAAAGCCATTGGCAGAAACTGTGCCTGTACCTGTAATTGAGCCACTAAAGAACATAATTGTTGAAGGGCTTGCAGATACTGTGGCGCTTGCTGTTACTGAACCAACACCTAATCTTTCTCTATATCCATTTGCTGAAACTGTTGCATCTGAGCTAACACTTGCAGG